GGTAGCATCAGCCTTATATCCACCATTAGGTCCAAAGGCAACCTGTAGTTTGGTGTAGGCAGGGTGGGATAGGCGGGTCTTAATCGCCCCAAGAAACTTACGAGCCATACACTGAGTCTTAGAGACGATAATGACTCTAGTGTTCGGGTTGGTCACAATTCGGTAGACCACGTAGTTGGTCGTGATGACCGTAGACTTAGCGTGTTCAGGTGGAACGTTAATCAGAATTCTATTGGGAGCCGCAGGCTCGTAGGTCATAGACGGATGTAGCCATCTAGGTTCCCGACCTTCGATAAGGTCAAACCAGTCGAGGTGATGGTCGAAGAGTCTGGTATCTAAGAACTGCTCACAGAAGTCAGGGAACTCGATATCCTTAAGTTCCTTTAGGTCAGCCTTGACGCCCTTACCTTCCAGGCGGGCTTTCTCAGAGCGTTCCTTAAAGTCAGGGTCCTGCATCACCCACTGGCGAAAGGTTGTGTCGTTACGGTTGACCGTACCCATAGCCCCAGTGATGGTGTTGCCCTGGGCTAGTTGGATGAGAACTCGCTCCTGGGCTTCCTTCTTGGACATATCCTGCTTGCCTGCTTTACGTCCCATTAGGTTGTCCAATCCCGTGCCCCTGGAGGGGCAAATATAACACCTATCACGCCTATAAAATAACGGCATAACTCTGGCGCATTCCTACGAAGTAGGTTCGATATTTATATATTATATCGAACGAGCGAAGCCCTAGCGAAGCGAAGTTCGCTAGAACTTTATTAGTTCTTGCTATATAAGATAACCCGTTGGAACGGGTAAAACCGAACACTCTGTATATAAATATATTTATATAAGGGGGGCTATATATATATAAAAGCCCTGGTCACAGGGCTGATATAACAGAAAAATTTAGGGTAAGACATATACATACACCTGACCTAATCTTAATACACCTAGGGTCAAAGATATATGACTGACTAGGATTGTCGACTTATCGACACTTACTTATTCTGTAGATTCTGTCCATATAATGAGACCCATTAGGGGTCTCTATTTACTTAACATAATAAATTAAAAATGGATTATCAAAAGATAAATAAGTTACTGTACTATCCCCTCCAGTAACTTACGGGGCTAGGTATATAAGTTACTCAAAATAAAATTCGGTAACTTAGCGGGGAAGTCCTGTAGTTTAATTGTCGACAAATCGACAGAGTGCACCTATTCGAACATATGTTCGTGTGATGGACATCACATAGAAAATAGGGGCTTAGGGGTTGACAAGGCGTAGGGCGTGGGATAAGTTACTCCTATAACTTAATAACAACTACTAGACGGAGGTCATCGAATGAATATCGAACTTAACGACAAGCAAGTGATGTTTCTAGCAGATGCTATGAAATGGTGGCAGACATCGGGCGTTAATTTCTGGTCTGCACAAACCGCTCAAGAGATTGAGGCACTAGTAAAGGAGGCGTACAAGTGAGCGAGAGACCCCGCGTATGGTACAAATGCACAGAGTGCAACTTCTTTATGGACGAATTTCGGGAAGGTGAAAGCCTTGAGGGATACGCTACCTATTGTTGCTACCGACTAGCCGAAAAAGTGCTAGTGCTAGCAACACCCGAAGAAGTGGCAGACCTAGTGAGATAACTCACACAGTAAACCCCTTGCCAACACGGGTGAGGGGTAGCAAGATAAGACCAACAACAACAACAGGAGGAAAGTATTATGAGCGAGACAATTAAGAAAGCGATGCGCGAGGAACTAACGCACGCGATGGAGTCTGCGGGGTACTCGTTCGATGACCTACGAGACAACTCGCACGAATGGATAGACGGGTACTTACCTATCTATAATAACACCATCATAGAAGAATGGCAGAAAATGCCAGGAGATTATGATAATCGGGGACACGCCGAACTAGGACGAGGGGAGGAGATAGACATCATTAATCTAATGAGCCTAGACCTCTACCTCTACTACACCGATTTGGTGCACGAAACCCTAAACGAGATGGAGGCGGGCGAATGAGGACAACACTAACCCCCGCCCTGTGCATTAAGTGCGAGGGCAAGGCTACGGTCTCCGTATACCTACGAACTCAAGGGGTAGAGGTAACTTTATGCAGGGACTGTATCAACCAAATTAAGGAGGGCAAGCGATGAAGTGTTCAGACTGTGGCGCAGATGTGGGCAAGTACGAGATGTTTCCCGAGAATAGATGTCTATCCTGCCACGCGATAGAGTTCGATAAGCACCCTATGCCAACGGCGCAGGATATCCGCAAGATGTGGGGTATGTGACCTATCTCACACGAATAACTATTGACACGCGATAGCACATTAGGCAACACTTACAACTAACCAACAACAGGAGGAATACAGAATGAAACAACTAAACCAACGAGACGCAATTCACTACATCGCAACACGCCAGGAGTTTAAGGCGAGTGCCCTATCGGGAGTCAACGCTAACACAAGCGGATTGAATGGGGCATATGGACGCTTAGACTATGAGGAGTTTGCTAAGTTCAAGAATGTAGAGACACAAGTAGACTACGTAGTTTACTCATACGGCACACCGATAGCGTGGCACACGCAGGCATATGGCTGGTACGTAGTCGAGCAGAAGTTCAGTGTCACTACAAGCAAGCACCAAAATTATGTACGCCGAGCCATCGCAGAATCTGAGGTGCTTGTATGAATCTTCAAGAGGTAGACACTATTCAGGACCTTAAAGAATGGGTCGCAGAAAATATGCCACGAGCAGGGGTAAGCGTGGATATGTACGGAACGGTAGTTATCCATACGAATTTAGTCGATACGATGGGCGGATACCTATACCCTAAGGAGGATATGGAATGAAACTCACACGACGAGGAGAGATAGTCTTTAAGGTGCTACTCATAGCAGGCGCAGGGTTATTGTTCTGGGGTATCTGGGAAGTAATCGGAAACCTATGGTGGACGGGTACGGGATATTGTTGGGGAGATATGTACGAGTGCACGAAGGGCGGTCTCCTATGAACTGCATCGAGTGCGAGGGAGATGGTTGCACTAAGTGCACCGATTTCTGCGGTGATTGCTTGACCCCATTAGAAAATTGTGGGTGCAGACCGTGATGGTATTGACACTGGCATCGCTACCTATTATCGTGTTATGTATCTTAGGGATTGCCCTAAGTGGACAACCAATAGACGGAGGAAAATAAGATGGATGAAGAAGAGACAGAGCAAGTCAACTGGACTGTGCTCATAGACCTAGCCACACAACTGGCAGAGTTGTCAGTTACCAACAAGAAGGGTGAAGAGATTGTCCGAACCAATGTATCTACAAGGTGACACGATTGCACTAGGTAGCACTAACTATGGCACACAGGATATGGAATGCGGTGATTGTGGTGCTATCACAGAGGGCGTTGAGACCGAAGAAGAATTCAGTCACGGGGTAACGACTTGGTTTGCAGAGTGGACTTGTTGGAAGTGCAACGAGTATCACTCTTCGGACGGGTGGTACTAATGAATACCTATCGAGTATCATACAAGGTAGAGGGTGTCCGTATTGTGGACGTCGAATTACCAGAGGGCGTCGAGCCACCCAAGGGATTTCACCTATGGGAATACGACAAGCAAGACCAATGGCTGTATGAAAATCAGATTGGTAAGTCAACCCACCTAGAAGACATACACTTTGCAGAGGCAGAGAGTGTGCTCAAGGTGCGCCATCTCAAGGCAGTATGAAACTAATCAGGGACGCAAGTTTACTTTACATAATATTATTTTTCGGGGGTGGTGGCACACTCATCTTCCCCTACCTATTGACAGTAACAGTTCTCTATCTGACAGGAGTTATCGGATGATTGACCCATCATTTTTACCACCATCGTGGATGAGGGAGGGAAGATGTGCCGAGGTAGACACAGAGTTATTCTTCCCTGAGAAGGGAGACTCAGCCTCAGCAGAAGCAGCAAGAAGAATCTGTAATGGATGTGAGGTTAAGCAACAGTGCTTGGACTATGCGCTAGACAATAGCGAAAGGTATGGCATATGGGGTGGCACAAGTGAACGTGACCGCAGACCTATGCTTAGGGCTAGGGGTATAGCGTGTTAAAGGATAGGAGTTGGCACGAGCAAGGACTGTGCAACGGGCACGAAGACCCTGACCTATGGCACTATGACAACTCACCCAAGCCTGAGATTAAAGATGAACAGGTACAGCGTAGCGTGCGTGCTATACAAATCTGTGCAGATTGTCCAGTCAAATGGGATTGCCTACAGCAAGGGATTGAACCTGAGAATTTACTGTGGAGTATTGATGGACACGGTTCTATCTGGGGTGGCAGGCTTACATCTGAGCGTGCACTGATGGCTGGCTACCATCCAACCCACAATATGATAGCCAAAGAGCAACGCCACGCAGGGAATGTTAGGAGAAACCTTGGTAGAATTGTCAGATGAAAAAGAGAATGATAGTTCTTATCCTGATGTTCATCTTTGCTTGGACATTTCCCCTGACCCATAGCGTCCAAGTCAACGTGAATATCTCAGCACCTCACAAGGTACAGACCAAGGCAACTTGGGAACAGAAGCAGTACAACAAGGCTGTGGCTATGCGCTTTGCTAAGGCTGGCTGGGACTGGGACAAGAGACAGCGAGGCTGTGTCTATAGATTGTTTATGTCCGAGTCAAGGTTCGACCACCTAGCAGACAACAAGCACAGCACTGCATACGGTATTGCTCAAGTACTTGGAGAGACAAGTAAACAACCAGAGATACAGATACTGCACGCATACAAGTATATCGAGCACAGATACTCCACCCCTTGCAGGGCACTAGCCTTTCATATCCATCATAAGTGGTACTGATGTTTGACCTATACAACCTAGAGAATCCCACAATGGCGTGCATCTGTGGTTGTTTAATGTTTGAGATTACCGTAATGTGGGACAGTGAGACAAGAGAGGTGGGTTGGTATGACCTGCGACAAAAGTGTAAGGAATGTGGGGCAGAGTCAACTGCACCAACTCCGATTGACGAAGGAGTCTGATGCCTAAGTATGACTACAAGTGCAACGAATGCGGTGGCACACAGGAGATTGAAAGAAGTTTTGGTGACAGCACTGAACCTATCTGTTGCCAAATTACAATGACAAGAGTATGGTCAGCACCAGCCATCAAGTTTAATGGCTCTGGTTTCTATAGCACAGGAGGATAGTATGAAGTACGCAGATTTACCTGAATTTATTCCAAGTGAATGGCTAACGGAAGAAGAGATGAAGCAGTGGCATAGACATCCAGGTGGTGAGATGTTGCCAGGACATATGAAGGCTGCAAGTAGATACCTTAGCCATCATAGAGGAGATGACTTTCCAACAGATGCCAAAGCCTTAGACCAATGGGTTGATTCATCAGGAACTTGTTGGAGTTTCTATCCCAATAATGGATGGTTAAATATGAATATAAGATTCACCACTGGTGAATTGGTATACAAGGAGGGCTAATGAACACAGTACAAAGTTGGAAAGAAATTGTCGAACTACATCACGCAGAGTTAATCAAGGATTACCCTGAGGTATTGTGGATTGACCCAGGTGAAGTTGACTACGACAGCAAGGAAGAGTGATGACTCACGATGAATTGTTAACAAAGATAGATAGTCTTAGTTGTTGTAGTGGTGCTCACGAACTAGCACTTCGTGCAGTAGTGGAATTACATAGACGCCTTGAAAGACCTAAGTGGTTACCAATAGAATTCCAGGGTTACAGTTGCAACATATGTCCTGGTAACTATCCTTGCAAAACTATTCAGGCGATTGAGTCTGCTCTTCAGTAGGTTCTAAGTCTTCATCACGGTATGGCTTGAAGCCACCAATCTTATGGATTAGTTTCTTGATAGCACGCTTGTTACGCATACGAGCAGTGTCTTCGCTACCTAACTCCATCTCCTTGGCTATGTCATCAAAGTTCATAGCCTCCGCATAGCGCAGGAACAATAACTTCCTATCATCTTTGCTTAACTTCCAGAATCCAAAGTCAACTTCAATCATCATAGCCATTAGGTTGCCACCCTCATTAGGTGCGCTAGGTTTACCTGGTCTGCCAAGGTTTAACTGTGCAGTGATATTGAAATCACCACGCAAGACAGAGGGCAACAGTGCCTCAACCATATCTGATTCATAGTAGAACAGGTCAGAGGTTTCATACCCACCTGACTTAGCCTTCCAATGTTGGCAGTAATCCAGTGCTTGGTTACGCAGGCTACGATAGATTAAGTTCTTCGCGTCCTTCTCACCGATTGCTTCCCACTCATTAAGTTTATTGGGATGTTCAATGAACCACTGATACAGCGATTGCTTGATGTCATCAAAGTCTATCTCAAACTTACGGTGATATTCAGAGGCAACGAAATCAACTACATAATCCCAATGCTCGATACGCTCCCACTCAATCATATAATCTTAAACCCTTGGTCAACGTGGATGAACCCAACCATCTTCATCTTGTTGTTCTTGTTAGCAAACTCAGTGGTAGATGGCAACCACTTCTCATTCCAATCAATCTCTTTGATATCAAGAAGGGAGAATGCCCAGATACCATCAGGTGTGGAGTTGACATACCAAGGTGAGAGTCCCAACTTAGCAGACTCTTCGAGAAGGAAGTCATACTTCATCTTCTCAATCAGTAGTTCAGGGTAGTGCGTGCGCCTGCACTTTAATTCTATAAATAGTTTTGCTTCTTCTGATATGCAATCGAAGCCATCATATACTTCGGGGGAGTGAACGAGGTCGGGGAACTTCTCTGCCTTTAGCCAGTCGAACAGTTCCTGTTCTTTCATTTGTCCCATTTCCCTCGCAGTACTAACAGTCCAATTATACCATAGTTCGCTATGTCTTTGAAGGAATCCTCAAGTGGTTCATTCTCTGCAGTGATGTTGCCTTGCTTGGTAAGGTTTACAATGCGGGCTATCTTGTCCCACATACGCACGACTAGCCCATTGGTTGCACCGTAAGGTGAGTTGCTAATGTTCTTTGGTCCGTAGTCACGGTGCTTCTTGATGAGCAAGTCACCTAGTTCCTGCATTACATCTCGTACGTTTAGTTCGAACTCAGCCCAGTTAGTATCGGTACGTGAATGGTCACTGCCAGCGTCTCGCCCTCCACTGAGTAACTCTTGACGTTCAGTCCAAGTTCTACCAGATGGGTTATAATCAGCCATATCTCTTCACGCTCCGCCTTCTTCATCTTTATCCTTTGTTAGTAACTTCTCAATGTTGGCATCTAAGTCCTGCATAGCAGACCTAACCACCATATCCTCAACCAGTTCATCAATCATATCGAACCCCATCTCCGCTGCAAACAGCGTGACATAAGTTGATTGAGTCATTAACTTAATCTGTTCTGGTTCTTCTGCGTGATGATATAAGAATCTTAGTAGTGACCCCAAGAGTAACTGCATTCCATTAGGTAGCAAGTAGTATGGGTCGAAGTCCTCATCATCTTCCAGTGTGTGGTCAATCAGTTCAAATGAATTCTCGAACTGTATGTCACACTCGTGGCAGTATGATTCGGGTGGTTCGTTGGGGTCAAAGTCCAAGTTTAGATATCCATCTTCTCGTGAAAGTATCCTGCCCCTGCTTGCACGAACATCGAATTAACGTCATCTCCTTCGGGGAGTTGCACAATAGTAACTGGCAATT